CAGAGCAAATTACTTCTTCTGCTATCAACTTTGATACAGAAAGATTAACTTTTGACACCCTTGCAGGCAAAGCCTACAAATACATAGATTCAAACGTTACACTTGACGTTGAATTCTTAAACGACGCAGGCGCAACACCAAACAGCCTGTACCAAGTATTATGGAATGGAACCGAAACAGCTGCAGATACTACAATTGCTTTTATTATGACATTAAGAACTGGTGTAACATTAACTGGTTTAGTATTGCCACAATATCCAAGCATTACAGGTTCAGGTGCGGACGTGCAAACTTGTTCAGTATCATTACAAGTTGTAGGTATCCCAACCGAAGACCTAACAGCGTAACAACAACAACAAACAGAACAGGGGCACACAAATGCTTAAATTAAAGATACGTTGGGAATTAGAGACAGGTGAAGTTTATGAAGAATGGACTAGACCTAATGAACTTGCCCAAGCAGAAAAAGACCTTTACAACAATCGTTCGATTATTAAAATTCTTACTGAAGAAAGCAGTCCAAGTAATCAGCTTCTTTTATTCTTGGGTCACAAAATTCAACAACGTGTTACAAAAAAGAATGAAAGCATTGACACTTGGAAACCCAAAGTCACCGATATTGCAGCTGTTGATTTTGAGACAGCAAATTTTACCAAGCCCGTTCAATCGGGCGAATAGCAGTCGAGTTAGCAATAGCGACTGGAATAACACCCGACTACTGGCTCAATGCAGATCCAGATATTTGGGCTACAGCTATAGACATATTGAACGAGCGCAATAATGGCTAAAGCAATTAGTCTTATCCCAGTTGATAAAGAATACAAAGGTTTACTTCGTGCGTTTGGAAAAATGGACGATATTGCAAAGAACGATATGAAAAAGATTGCACAAGATTTAGCGGAACGTGGTGCGGCTTATGCTAAAGGTTCTGCTTCTCGTTCACCATATAATCCTAAACAAGCTGTAGCAGTTGCAGAAAGTATTAAAGTTTCTAAGTCAGATAAAGCACCTTCGTTTAGTATTGGTGGTCGTCAAAAAGTTGGCGCTAGTGCTTTTAGTGCTGGCTATGTAATAATGGGTAGTGAGTTTGGATCTAAGCAATACAAACAGTTTCCTAGACGTTCACCTTCTCAAGGTAGAGGTAATCGTGGTTGGTGGTTGTATCCTGCTATGTCTAGATTCCAACCAACTATTGCAAGAGAATGGTTAGCAGGTTATGAAAAAGTTAGAGACGCTTGGAGAGGTAGAGTTTAATGGCTGACATTAGGACACTCAAACTTGCGTTACTTGCCGACACAAAAAACTTTATTGACGGCTTAGATAAAGCCGATAAAGAAACACGTACCTTTACAAATAAACTTGATGACGCATTAAAAGTTGGCGCGGCTGCATTTCTAGCAGTTGGCGCAGCTGCAGCTACTATGGCAATCAAAATAGGTGTAGACGCGGTTAAAGCTGCCATTGAAGATGAAAAAGCCCAAGTATCACTAGCTACAACTTTACGTAACACAACCAAAGCAACAGACCAACAAGTTAAAGCCGTTGAAGATTACATTGACAAAACAGCACGCGCAACAGGTGTAACAGACGACCAATTACGTCCAAGCCTTGACAGACTTGTTAGATCAACAGGTGACGTTACTAAAGCACAAAAACTTCAACAACTAGCACTAGATATATCTGCTGGTACAGGTAAAGATTTAGCAACAATCACAGAGGGCTTAGGAAAGGCTTACGACGGCAATCTAGGCGCTCTTAAACGTCTTGGCGTACCTTTAGACGCTTCTATTATTAAAGCCAAAGATTTTGACGCAGCTGTAAAAGCATTATCAGAAACTTTTGCAGGACAAGCCGACGCTGCAGCTGACACTTTTGCAGGTCGAATGGCTCGCATAAATATCGCTGTTGATGAAGCAAAAGAACAAATAGGGTTTGCTTTATTACCAATACTTGAAAAGTTTGCAACAGTAATGACCGATACTATTCTTCCAGTTGTTGAACAACTTGTTAATGGTTTAACAGGTGCAGGTAAAGATTCATTAAAAAAAGCGTTTTATGATGTTGGAACTGGCACAGTAACTTTTCAAACAGACTTAAATAGTGCTAAAGGTTCAGCCTATCTACTAGGTGAAGAATTAAGAAATGTTGCTATAAAAGTAAGCGATTTTGTAGCACAATTAACAGGTGCAGCTAATGACAAAGGTTTACAAGGTTTCTTAGACAAAATACTTCAAATTATTAACGCTATTGAAACTGCTATTGGTGCTTACAATCGTTTACCTGATATTGGCAAATTGCTAGTAAACCCTGCACCACAACTAGCCAGCCTAACCCCAGCCGTCAAACAAGCAACAAGTTCAGTAGTCAATATTTACAACAACGTAAAGGGCGCTATAGATCCACAAAGCACAGCTAGAACAATAACTAAAGTTCAAAACACAGCCTTAAAAACGACAGGAATAAAGCCATTCAACTTTGGGTTTAGATAACCAATGACTGTATATACACCAACTTACAGGGTTACTATTGCTGGAACTGTTGAAACTTCTACAACCCTTGAAGACGCAACTATTACTTATGGTCGTAATGATTTCTTTGAAGCAACTCAACCTAGTTATTGCAATTTAGAATTATTAAACCTTGACGGCACAAGCCCAACAGTTGAATTATTAGACACAATATTGATTGAAGTAACAGACTCAACAGGTGCTTATGTAAAACTATTTACAGGTGAAGTTTCAAGTGTTCACAACAGATTTGCCGGTGCAGGTTTAGGTGGTAAACCTAACACCCTACAAATACAAGCTGTAGGCGCTCTTGGTTTACTTGTTAAACGTTACGCTGGATCTGTTGCTTATCCAGAAGAATTAGACGGCGCACGCATTACACGTATTTTAGAAGAAACACTTTATACAGCTTGGGAAGATTTAAGCAACACACTTACTTGGGACGATATACCTGTCACAGAAACTTGGGCTAACTATGGTGTTCAAGGCATAGACACAATCGACGCAGGGCGTTACGAAATGCTTGCAAGATCAGCACAAGTAGAACAGGCTTACAATTTAACAGACGTTACACAACAATCAGGGTTAGGATATTTATATGACACAACTGATTTTAAAATTGGTTACGCAGACGCAGAGCGAAGAAGCGAAAACTATGCAGCTAATCTTATCGAACTTGACGCTAATCTTGTAAACGCTGACATACAAACAAGACTACAAACAGCAGACATTGTTAATAGTGTTGTAATCCAATATGATGACCCAGTCTTAGAAGTAGAAGCACAAAATGACACCTCAATAAATAACTATGGTTTGCTTCAAGAAGTAAGATCAACAATACTTGCCGAAACAGCTGACGCCACAGAACAAGCTACAAACTTTGTTAATTACAGAGGAACACCTAAAGCGTCACTTGAAGAAGTTACTGTCAATCTTGCCCACTCAGATATGACAAATACTGTCAGAGATAACTTACTAGGTGTCTCAATGGATACCCTTTTGTATTTAGACAATATCCCAGTAGGGCTAATACCTGAAGGATATTTTGAAGGCTTTTGTGAAGGCTGGACTTGGACACTAGGACGAAACAACCTTGAACTAACTATGTCTGTTTCTAACTCAATCTATAGCACCCTCTCAATTCAGTGGGAAGACTACAACGCTGTTATTCAATGGCAAAACCTTGCTAACGATTATCGTTGGCTTGACGTTATTTAAGAAAAGGATAAACTAGAGATATGCCGAATACAACCAATTATTCATTTCCAACGCCTGCCGATACTGATTTAGTAAAAAATGGCGCAGACGCAATACGTGATTTAGGCGATGCTGTTGACACAGCTATGAATACAGCCCTTGGTACAAAAAAAGCTGGAATGGTTTTATTGAATACCACCAGTTTTACTGCAGTTGCCAGTCAAGCAATTAACAATGTATTTAGTTCAACATATAAAAATTATTTTGTAACAGTTTCTAACATTGTTGTTGATTCTGCTTCTGATAGAGAATTACAAATGCGTTTAAGAGTTGGTGGGGTAGACAACAGTACTGCTTCAAGTTATCAATCACAATCTATTTTTTCTTACGCTGCAAGTGCTGGTGGAGAATATCTTGCACAAGCACAAAATTTTTTAATAAATGGAAATAATGTTACACCCATTAACGGAGAAATGACTTTAATTAACCCATTTACAACAGGTACAACTGGATTATTTTCAGATTTTTTGTCATACCGAGCAGGATTATCAGGTGGTAGTTACAATACATATAAAAAGAGTGGTTTGCATAATCAAAGTGTTTCATATGATGGATTTAATTTGATTCTTGCGTCAGGAACTATGACTGGAAAGGTGTCTGTTTATGGCTACAACGAATAAAATTATGGTTGGAATTGACGACCAAGTTATTGAATTAACAGGACAAGCCAAAGAAGCGTTTTTGGCTGATAGAAAAGCCACAGCACAAGCAAGCCTACTACTTGAAACCGAGTATAAAGCCAAACAAGACTCACGTGAAAGTGCTTTAAAAAAGTTAGCAGAAATAGCAGGACTAACAAAAGATGAACTTAATGCAATCCTTTAACTACAAACAAGTATCACTAGCTGCAATTGCTTTCTTAGCAGCTTGGCAAGCAACAGACTTCGCCCTTGACTATCGTGCTGTATTAGGTGCTGTCGTAGCTGCTTCAATGGGAGCTATGAACCCTAATGCCAAAACCAAAACTAAGTAACGCAGCTGAGCAATTACGCTCTGAAATAAATACTAAGTATCCTAATCGCGACAAACGTAGTGACGGCTGGATAGGCGACACAGCACACAACGCACGCAAATCAGATCACAACCCAGATAAACAAGGTTGGGTACGTGCTGTAGATATTGACTCAGACCTTGTTAAAGGATCTAATAAAGAGTCTTGGCTATTAGCCGAACAGATTAAGACAATTGCACTTAAAGGGGACAAAAGAGTCAGTTACATTATTCATCAACACCGAATAGCCTCAGCACGTCAAAACTGGGCTTGGCGTGTTTACAAAGGTTCTAACCCTCACGTGTCTCACCTTCATATATCCTTTACTAAATCGGGCGACCTTGACGGAAAGGTATTTGGAATATGAGTAAACCTAAAGCAAAGAAAACTGTTATTGAATTACCAGATGTTATGGCTAGTGAACTTGTACGAATTATTAACACAACTCACGAAGAAGGCAAACTGATTACAGGCTTTGTTTGTTGTTTAGAAATGTTTGACGGCAAAAAAAAGACAATCAAAATTGCAGCTAATCAAGATATGCCACAACACTCAGTATTTGGCATTATTAACTATGCAGCTGAAAAGTACCAATTTACTGTTGCACCTGACGAAGATGAAGATGATGATTTCTATGATCCAAATTGGTTTGACGGACAATGATAAACGAACTAATTGGCATTATTGGTTTACTTGTGACCATTCTTGTTTTAACTATAAAAGCAACAGCAGAAATTATTAAAATGAAATCGCAATTGTTTCCTAATGGTGGAAGTTCTTTGGCAGATAAAGTGACACGCCTACAGTTAGATGTTGTTAAAATTCGTAGTACTATAGATAGTATTAGTACAGAGTTAGGTAAACCTAAACGAAAGAGGTAACGTATTAAGCGTTACGTAATTATCTCAGATTTACAATATCCTTTTATTAAGAAATCGTACGTTGAAAGCCTTTTAGATTACATAGATTACGTTAAGCCAGACAAATTATTATGTGTTGGTGATGAACTTGATTGTCAAACTATATCAACTTACGCACGTGGTACAGCCCTAGAGTTTGAAGGTTCTTTACAAAAGAATATAATTGGACTTAAAGGCTTACTCAAAGAATTCCGTAGTGCTATTGGACGCAGTAAGCCTTTTTTAATTCAACGAAGTAACCACACAATTCGCGTAGAAAAATATGTTGCAAGACACGCGCCAGCCTTTGCAGTACTTGACGCAATCAAAATAGAAAACCTTTTGGGTTACAACGACAAAGACATAAACGTTACATACAACAGATCATTAACCGAAGTTGCTAAAGGCGTAATAATGGGTCACGGAGATGAAGGCAGGCTTTACAATCACGCAGGACAAACAGCTCTTGGGTTAGCTACAAGAACAGGTAAGAATGTTGTTTGTGGTCATACTCATAGACAAGGTATTGCTTCAGCTAGTCACGGCTTTGGTGGCAAACTTGACACACTTTGGGGAATGGAAGTTGGTCACTTGTGTGATCTGAATTCTGCTGGTATGCGTTATATGAAAGAAGGGCACGCTAATTGGCAGGCAGGGTTTGGAATCTTGTATGAGCAAGACGGACAAGTTAAACCTGAGCTTGTGCCTTTTAATAAAGACGGCTCTTTTATTGCCGAAGGCGAACTTTGGCGTTAACGCCGTTATCAAATTGTTATAATTCAATGCCGTGTTTTGACACACCTTTGTTCTAGCCTCGTTTTAACGATTGGGGCAATATGGAAAAAGAGTGGTATCCAATATCACATTTATTAGCACACGCATATCACACTATGGACTATTACCACAGAACAAGGTGCATATTCGAAAAATGCGATTGTGAAAACAAGCTAGCGCAATTACAAGAATTCTACGGACTATTTATAGGAGTCAACTAAATGGATTATCTAAAGAACTACATAGAAGTAAAAGACAGAATACAAATGTTTTACGACAAATTTCCAGAAGGCGCTTTGCACTTTGAATATAAAGGTGTACTTGAATTTGGCGGTGAGACTTATATTTATGGTAAAGCATTTGCATATCCTGATCGCGACAAAATGAATTATGCAAGTGGTTGGGCTTGGGAACGTGTACCAGCTAGAGGATTTGCTAAAGGCGCAGAAATGATGACCTTAGAAACAAGTGCTTGGGGTCGTGCAATTGCAGCTCTTGGAATTGCCGTAACTAAAGGTATTGCTAGCCGAGAGGAGATTCAACGTAACGTGAAGACAGAAAATGACCCTTGGCAGACCCCACCAGATGCCCCTAGAAAGCCCGTAGAGGGCAAAATTAGCCAAAAAACCCCCGTTCAGGTATCTGGACATGGGCAAGGCTTAGAAACTGACAGATTTGGCAATTACAGGGTTGCTACAGAGAAGCAAATAAACTTCTTGCATAGCCTCTGTAAACGGATCTATACTGACTGGGATAAAGACAAGCTACTGAAATATCTGCAATTCCTAAGTAAGGAACAGGAGTTTGCCAAGTTAGAATTCGCCCCATACACCATTGTTAAAAATCAACTAGACAATCAAGAGTTGCTTTCAGACAATTTAGGTGCATGGTTAAGCGCTTCTAAACTTCCGTCATCTCACGAACAAAGTGAAATGGCAACAGCAGATTGGAAGACAGAACAATTTTAGAGATACTTTTACTAAACCCATACTTTAATGACGTTGAGCTACTACCAAGCGATTATCGGAAAATAGCCGTTTGTGAGTCGTCATTAAATCCAGAAGCTGTTAACAGAACAGGCAAATACAGGGGCTTGTTTCAGTTTGATAACAGATCATGGGTGTATGTCGGGGGAACTGGTGACCCTGCAAGGGCGTCTGTGCGTGAACAACTCCTACGCGCACAGAAGCTCGTTAAAAAGCAAGGATTTGCAAGAGCCTTTCCACAATGTTCAAAGAAAATGGGGGTCAAATAAAGTGGAAGTATTTACAGCGTTTGTTGGTGTGTTTCTGGTGTTATTAGTGTTGTTTATGAAACAATAAGACTAAGAAAGGGGGGCATATGAAACCACAAGACGTATACAGGCTTGAGCAAGTCTTACGACTGTCAATTTCACAAGACTTACTCAGCAAGCAATCAAACTTCCAAAGCAAAGAAGATATGGAAGAAGCAAGAAAGATAGTAGAAAAAAAACACTAAGTCAAGACAGGGGCAATAAATGGGAACACCATTAGGTAGAGAAGCTGTTATTAGTTTGTTAATCGGTGGAATTCTTACGCTTGGCATTATGCAGATTTGGGAGTGGGTGAAAGCGTATGTTAGATCTAATATCAAGGTGCGTTAGTTGTGGTGGTTGGTGTTATGCAGCTAGTTACTGCAAGACATGCATGCAAAGGATTAAATAATGGCTACATATGTTTGGTGTAAAGTGTGTCATCAAATGATTGCTAAAGAATTATTGCATGAAGATTGTGAACCTAAAGTACCTGTGACATCATCAAAAGTTAAAAAACAAATGGGTATTAAAAATGGGTGAAACAATATATTTGCATTACCACTATGATTACGACAACAGCAAAGAATGGATTTGCAAAGACGCTAAATGTTATCAAAAGCGTTTAGAAGATAAGAAAAAGTTAGAAGCTTATCAAGAGCTTGTAGATCGTGATTTGCAACGTAAAGAAGATTTAATGCGTATAGAAGATTTGTTGCAAGACCCAAGGATAGACAACTACGACTTTTACTGATATAAGTAATAACTTGGTAGCTCGAGCCAAGTCTAAACCTTAAGTCGAGGGTTGGTTAATAGCCTACTCAAACAGCCGTCAGAGGGCTTATCTCATTCTGCCTATTTAGCAGACGTGTATCAAATACGAGAAGATACGACATCACAAGTTACTACTTAACGAGTCTCCGAGTAGATCTAAATAGTTGTGATGATATGGCGAGACTAAGCCGAATAACCAATAAGGCTTCCGTTCGATAACCCGAAACCGCAGGGGTTCAATTAGAGAATGGTTTAATAAGCCGTTCTCTGCCCTTCAACACACAAGGGTTCTTAACATATATAATGAACAACGTATGAATAAGATTAAACGTAATGGTTCAACATCACGCTGGAGAAAAATTAGACTTGCAATACTCAGACGAGACAACAACACCTGCTACTACTGCGGAATACCTAGCGCAACTACAGTCGATCATCTTACACCCGTCGAGCAAGGCGGCGACGATAACTTCAATAACCTCGTTA